ATTCCAATTTGAACAGCAAGTTGATTAGTTTTTGGAATATTCCATTGAAATTTGACTTTCATTGAGCCTGTAAAGAACTCATGATTTCGGAATGGGAGCATGTTTGGAGTATTCCATTTATTGAGAACAGCAAATGCTGGGAGATGATATTGTTTGAGAACTTGACCACGTGAAACTAAGCGATTTATCGGTTGAGTATCAACAAGAATGTAGCGACTGGTAAGATCCGGATACTGATGAGGGATTGATGAATCAGTTATGATTTCATCAACATAATCAGTATTTGGTTCTTGATCAGTTACCACTGTTGGGGCATCCAAAGCGGTTTGACCGAGAGCTGTGTTCACAGCTTGGTCTTCCATGTTGGAAGCTTCTTGTTGTTGTTCCGAGTCCATAGCGGGTTTCACGTAAATCTTTTGAGATTCAATATCATGCAAGATCTTTTTGTATTCAGCGTCAGCAGCTCTGAGAAGAACGAGGTTTTCATCCTTAAATTTGATGGTCGAGAGGATCAATTGTTCACGGGCGCTGTATGTGTTGCTATCGCTGATGTCGATACGATTGAGTGAGGCCTCTAGACCTGAGATTTGTTGGATGTAGCCACGATGTTTCTTTTCATAAGAGCGGATTTTCATGTGAGATACGAGCAGTGGGGTTGGAAATGATTCCAAGATCTTTGTGACTTGACTATAGTCAACAGGGATGAAGACCAATTCATCCACGAGATTGCAAAATTGTTCAATGCTACTGATGTATCGACCATGAAGTGGTTCGATACTTGGGTACATCCAGTTTGGGACGTAGAAATTTGCATAGCTTTGATCTTCAAAAATGAGCAGATCGAGATATTGAGAGTTGAATTTGGCCTTGAGTTTTGACTTGATTATATCGAAATTTTCGACAGAGCTAGGGAGATCTGCTCCCCAGAATTCTTCGTCACAGAGTTCGGCATAAGATTCAGAATCAGTTCTTTGAGTTTCATAACTGCCAACACAAGGGAAAAAGATCTTGGGTTGCGATGATTGGCAGTTGAGATTGAGATTGAGTTTGTCTAAGTGACAAAAGGTCACTTTAGAATCGTAAGTATCGAGGAGACTGAAAAGTTCAGTCTTACGTCTTTCAACAACAGGTGTTGAATCGTAGTGAGCAACCATATCCTCGATTACTTTTTGAGAAGCTTTGAGCAAGTTGACGATGCGTGTTTTATCTTGGACTACTTCAAAATCTGACCGCAAATAGTCAGAAAATGACATGAGTAGTGCATCGAGGGCTTCCCAGGATTTGTAATAATTCCTGAGAAAATTAAGGCCCTCTTCAGCAGATTCGATAAAGAAATTCATCTTTTCGACGGAATCAGCTGAGATGCGGTTGCTTGAAGAGTCAACTTGGGAGCTTGAGTTTGAGGCGGTTTGATCGGAGCAGTTTTGATCATTATGAGACTGCATGGTTTTTGATTTTATCAATAACGAATGAAAGTCGTGTCTTCTCGCGACAAACGTGTATCCAGTTAAATAGAAAGCGCATACAAACGCAGATGGGCAAGAAAGAATAGTCATTCCTCAAAAGAGGATCCAAGCGTGCGTAATTAAGGCATAATTTAAATTTATAATGAGAGTCATGTTTTATAAACCGTTAATAAAACATTGTTTGAAGACGAAGAAAATTATCCCGTGATAAAATTCTTGTATCGTTGTGAGGCTCCGAACCATCACCTAACAACTCAAAATAAAAAGAAATTGACAGAAATTACGTTACATTGTTCTTACAGTAACACGGGCACGTGTTAAAGGCGATATTACAAGATAGGCATGACATGA